CCTGATAAAGTTCCTGTTAAGAAAGTAGCAATTGGAATAATCATCTCAAAAAACTTTTGGTCAATTGGGCTGATAGCGTTTAAGGGTTGAGTAATGAAAATAATTGAGTATAAAACTACAAATACAATGCCTGTTAAGGTAAGAGCCAAGCAAATCCCAATAAAGAATTTTAGGCGCGCCATGAGCTGATCTTCGGTATAGATAATTGTGTTATTTTCCACAATTGGCTCCTTGTGTTTGTTGTGCAGTGCAAGCACCCGTTGGTGCAAATGATTGACTAGCTGTTTGAGCATCTTTTTGAGGTCCTAATCTTGGGTCACGTTGACCTTTGAAAATATGTTCTGGGCAAGTTCTGGTAACGTCGCATTGCGGCATTTTACAAAAATCTTTGTCCCAATTAGCTGGATCTTGGCAAGGATAACGAAAGCTATCCTTGCCAAAAAACGCTAGTGCAACGGGCATTAATAGCATGATTATTGCCCATTTAAATAATTTTAAATCATTGTGCATTTTTATTTAGCGACCTGTTTTTGTAGTTGACGAAGTTTTTCTTCGTGAATACTGATTGCTTCACGGTTTGATTGAATTGAATCACGATTCTTTTGAATTGCTTCTGTTAAATCTTGCCGTAACCGTTCGCGAGCTAATTCAGCCCCTGTATTAGGAGCTTGTTTATTATCACTGGTTACCACCAAACTTACTTTGCTTTCTAAAATAGTAACTTGATGTGCTAATGTACCTACTGCTGATAATAAGTAGCCTACACCTGCAATTATTAATGGTAATAATGCAAACAATAATTTTTCAATAAATGCACCTTTGGCATCTTGTTTTTCTTCAGTCATAATCCAATTTTTCCTAGTAATAAGTTAACAATTTTGTTGGATAAATCGTCGGGTAAATATTTTAGAAAACCAAGAAAGTAAAGTGCTACTAAACCGTAAACGATTATTCTTAATGCTAAATCAAAGGTTTTCTGATATTCGTTCATCTGCCGCACCTATGTGCTTGACAATAGTCCAACATTTCATAAACGCCTATAAACAACAGAAATAAAACAAAAGCAATGCCACCAATTATCATAGCCCACTCATTCATTTCTTGTTCTTTTTGTTTACGTTTACGTTCATTAGCATTAAAAAGTCTTAGTTCTTGAGCATCGTCTGCATCCATTTGTGCTTGACGTTCTTTGATTTTATTCCAAACATCGATCTTGCCTGTTTGCATAAACAACATTTTAAGTTCTTCTTCAAATGCTCTGGCTTGCTCTAAGGCCATTTCAATTTGTAGAGCGGTGCCCATGTTGTTGCCTTTGCCACTACGTTTAGCTTCTATTAAAGCTTTTGTAGCTGTGCTCTTAGCATCAAACATTTTACCAATCATTGGTGCTAACGACCCTAAATCGTTAGCAACTTTTGAAGCTTTTTTGACCATTGAAATGGCCGACTGTATCCCCGCTAGTGCGGTCATTGGATCTACCATACTTACCTCCTATTAGCGTTTTTTACGCCATTCTAAACAAATTACTTTTCGACTATAAACATCCCCAGTCCAGGTCCAACGAATGCACTCATACTCAGGCTTAGGAGCTGCAAGTACAAGTGCTGTGATAATATAAGCAAAGAACACTTAAGCACCTAAAACATGTTTTGCATGCTCATAGTGCTTAATACGATCTTCTAAACCAATGGTTCCACCATTGATGCGTTTTGTTAAGGTTAAGATATCTGATTTATCTGCCCATTGATTTAGGTTATTGGTTTCCCAAAACCAACATGCTGACTGTGCTGCACCTTCAAATGTTTCCATGTATTCAGATGCGGCTTCAGGTGTGAGTTCTAAACTACTAGCAAACCAAAAATAGTTGTCGCGTCCTGTTAGCTGAATCAATCCACGCCCGCAGTAACGATAACCATCGCCACTAGCCTCATCACCATTGCCCATGCGGTTAGCATAGACTTTGTTGGCAATTTTTTCTGGCTTGTTGGCATACTGCTGTGCTAGTTCATCAGTAGGAAAGTACTTGGGAAATACTTTGCGTAGTGTAACTGCACGATAGTTTAAGTTTTCTTTGATGGCGGTGAAACCGCCCGACTCGTGAGCGCATTGTGCTAAAAAAGCAGCCATGCGCTGTGGAGTAGCAATATCGTAATCTGGAAGCAACTGTACAAGTGCATGATGCCAGTAGTCGATATATGCGTTCTTTGGAACGATCTGCTTGAGCTGATCTAGTGTTAGGTTCATTTAGCAAATCCTTCGTAAATGATTTTTTGTTCACGATACCAACGCTGCCAAGCTTCTAGCTTAACAGCACATAAGTAATATTCTGAGTAGTTAACCGTTACGGTTTTTGATACGTCCGATAGTTTGGCTGTGTCTTCAAGCTTTTTTAACTCTTGACAAGGTTCTTGTACAAGCGTACCTGGTGCTTGTGGAAATTTTGCGGTAACTGGCACAGTTGTAGAACAAGCACCAAGTAGTAAAACTAATGATAATATTAATAATTTCATTTTGGTGCCTCTGCTGCACGATTGTGTGCCTGTATAAATTCTTGTGGAATTACACAAGTAGTATCATATTTGACTATTTCGCGATCAACATACTTGATGACATCTTGTGCACGTTCACGAACTGTTTGAGTTTTAAACACAGTTTTCTCAACAATGTTTGTGTTTGCTGATGCTGATTTGGCTTCTGCCTCAGCCACTTTAATTTCCAATTCTTGAACACGAGCTAACCAACTATTATTATTATTTCCTATAGCTCCTAGCATATAAACTGAAAATGCAACTACTGCAATACTTGCATACTGCAGTAGTTGTGCTTGTGGCAAAAATTTAGTTAGTTTGGTGATTAGATAAGTTGCGACTCCTAAGACTAGTAGTGTTAAAAATATCCAGTCTGGTAAAAATTGTAATATCCACATATTAATTACTTTCAACTTGTACTGCAATAATGACTCCAGAAGCAGTTGCTAAAACGGGGCTTCCACCACTGCTTGATGAAATTTCAATTGTATACCTTGCAGATTCATTAGCACCTTGCAAAGGAGTGCCAACAACGATACTTCTAGTAGTGTTTAGCTGCATCCAACCAGTTGAGGCTGTAGCTGTTGCATAAGGTCCTCCACTAAAATATGTTCTGGTAAATCGTATCCAATAATTATTGCCTACACCGCTGCCAGTTGGAGATATCCAAGTACCTGAACTGTAACTACTATTGCCATACCAAGACCAAGTGCCATTATTAAGGAAATCTAGTTGTCCGTAAACATTGCTGCCAGTCCAGTAACTATAGGCATCAAACTGAAGACCATTGATTCCGCTTAAAGAAACGGTTGCATTGCTACGACCCCAGCCATCAGACATTGAAATAGTTGTACCACTTCCAGTACGCCCAAACAGTGCTCTTACAGCTGAATCATTCATGTCAATTGTTTGAGTAGCCGATCTCCCCAGCTCAGTGTTAACCTGATTAAGGGAGATCGTATTACTTGATGCTGGTAGTGTCATGGCCTATCCTTTAACAAAGTTTCTACTAAGGCTTCTAGACGAGCAATACGCGCATCTTGCTCTACAACGTACTTGGCCAGTTCTACGGCTGAGGCTAAGGCTGCTGAACCATAATTGACTGATAAGGTTTGCATCTCATCATTGGCTGTTTCAATTGCTTGAGGTAACAGTTTTTGTAGGGATTGAGCACCAACACCAACTTGTGTGATTTTCTCGCCATCGATACGGTCGTAAATACCAACCCTAACTTTGGCTAAACGACTAACATAGTTATCAGGCATTGGCCGCCAGTTGGTTTTGAGTCGCTCGTCTGAATAGGCAGTAACGTTACTAGATGCCTTAATTGAATAAGACATTGAAGAACCATACCCACCATTAATAAGTACCAGCATACCATGGCTATCTAAATTACCTGCAGCTCCACCAGCATTAGGATGTGACCAAGCAATACCGTATAAAGTTCCAGTGGTAGTACCATCATCAGGTAGTTTGTAACTAGCTCCCATAGCAAATACGCCTTGATAACGCGTAGATGCATAGGCACCAATAATACCACAACCGTAATTGTCATCAATGTAGAAGTTGCCGGCAGCTCGAGAACTACGGTCAGAAACGCGTGACGAATCAACACGAACACCATAAGTTTCTGATCCATTCCAGCCCATTAAAGTTGGATATGAGCCGGTCCAAGTTACAACAGGATTTACATTATTACAGCTAGTTCCGCTTGGCGTAGTGCTATTGGATGCATCAAAGATTGTATGATTATTACTATAATTTTTCCAAGCAAGTTGACCAACAACGTTGTTAATAACAGTACCATCGCCCCAATTTGTACGGCCGCGTGTAGGAACTGCGTAGTTTGAGTAGTTACTAGAATCTAGTACAGCTGCACTAGTACCGCCACCATAACTATTTTTATGGACATAAGCTGTGCCGTCATTCCAACGGAACTGCCAGCCATAGGCATTATTGTGGAAACCTGTTTCATTTGAACCAGGTGAAATCATTAACTGAATAGATCCATTATTTGCAGCAAAGGAAAATCCATTCCAACCGTTACGAGCACCAGCTATATGCCAAGAACCATAACTTGACTGGTCATTGGGGTATATATGTGCCCCATTTACTCCAGAATAAAAGCCGTGTGCATTTGGTAAATATACCCAATTACTAAACTGAGCATAACTACTAGCACCTTGACTAATTGTAAACCCATTATTCAACATGAACTGGTAACCATAGTTTACACTACAGTTTTGCATGTTGATAGAACCACTCATAGACCCGCCACCAATAGGAAGTGCGTAAGAGCTATAGTTGGCTGCATGAAGAACTTGATTACCCGATTGAGTAATAGCTCCGCCTGCACTGAAACTAGCTGGAGTACGAAGCTGTCTTAAGTCACCTCCAATAGTGGAGAATGATTCAGTACTTGTAAATACAACACTAAAAACAGCGCCCAAGTCCATATTGTTGTCGTAGTAACCGCCGTTCTGAATTTTACGAAGAACAATCTGACCATATGACCAAACTGAACCGGAGTCACCAAATACAACGCAGTACTGTCCATCTTTATAACCGAGACGAACTTGTTTACCCAATTGACCGATAACACTAGCGCCTGTGTTGTACCAGCTACCTGCCCAGTTGTGCCCGCCAATAATTACGGTAGAAACAGCATTACCGCTGTATTCATATATGTCAAACACCATATGAACCATGCCGTAGTTACCACTGCTGCCGGGGAACTTAAAGATGACCATTCCGGTTTGGTCGCCGCCAGCACCCCAGCTAGCGTTAGGTATGGCAAGGTTGTTGCCGTTTTTAACCGCGCCCACAGTCTGGAAACTACCGGTGGTTGAATTTAATGCTGCAACGGGCGCGTAACTCTCTCGACCCCAAGTAAAGCCACGGCCCGGAGAGCCGTTGTCCATTTGCATTTTAATGGAGTAGTCTGTTACCGTACCATACTGATACAACGAGCTTACCCCCATACTGATCTTATAAGAATCAGATGACCAAAAACGCAGCCCGTATGCATCTCCTGCGTAAACATCGTAATAGTAGGAGTTAACGTTACCGGTAGCGTAGATTTTTCCAGATACAGTACCGCCACTTAAAGGCAAAGCGTAGGAGCTATAGTTGCCCGAATCAAGCACAGTTCTCCACGACTGCCAAGTGCCGGAATTCTTACCTCGAATTGCAATTTGTCCGCTACGGAAGTCCCCGTAGATTTGATGTATCCAAGCTGAGCTGTACGAAGAGGAGTACAGTCCGCCGTCAGTTTGCCCAAAAAGGCTGATGCTGGTGTTGTATCCAATCTGATTTTGCGTGACGCTATCAGGGTTAATACCGCTGCTGCTATTTGTAAGCGTAAGACCGCTAACTGAGCCAGAGCTGCCTGTAACACTAATACTCCAAGTGCCGCTTGCTCCAGAACCACCTAATGAAGGGCTGTAGCTAGTGTAGTTACCTGCGTGTAAAACAGCGTTACCAGCAACAAATGCGCTTGTTTTTACTCTTAAAACACCGGATGTGCTAATAGAAGCATCTATATCGTTCCAAGCGCCAAAAGTTGTGCCGTTAACACCACTAATGTTAATTGCACCCGCCGAACCGCCAGTAAAAGAAGTGCTTTGCCACGAAGTCGGAAATGCATGAATGGTTTGATTATTATTACCGGCTTGATAAAAACGAATGCGCCCGTAGTCTCCTGATCCTGCACCGTGAAAAATAGCAACACCAGTATTTGCACCGTTGTTACCAAGGGCCAAATCCCCAGATAGGGTACCGCCGCTTAGTGGGAGTGCGTAAGAGCTATAGTTGCCTGCTGTAAGTACTTGGCTGCCAGCAATGGTTGCATTGTATGGGAAACTAACAGTTCCATTGGGAAGAAAAATCGCGTTGTAATCTGCATTACTACCATAATAAATACCGTACCCACCAACACCAACTCCATAGCCAGTACCTGTGCCACCATAAATATGACGCCAATTACTTGCACCACTTCCAGCGTTAACATATTCTTCAAACGATTGGCCACTAGCGTTACTAACGGTGTAAAATTTTGATCCAGATATGTTAATTTGACCTTCTATACTTAGACCATTTGTTGGATTAGAAGTCTGAGCGTAGCTGCTACCAATGGTGACGCCACCATGGATGTGCATTTTCTTGCCAGAAACGGTAGAGCCACCTCCGCCAAAAGCCCAAGTTCCTGTGGCTCCGTACACCCACATGTAGTCAGTACCGTTAACGTCAGTTGCTGTAATACCTGACCAAGTTGTACCGTTGCCGTTTAAAGTGATTTGAGTATCGCCTGAGTCTCTAAATGTTACTTGCCCCGTAACAGTTCCGCCACTAATAGGCAGTGCATAACTACCAACGTTGCCACTGTGCAGTAACGTGTACCAAGCATTCCAAGTGCTATCAATACCGTTGCGGATACTAAGCTTGGGCTGCCCCGAAGCGTTAACACCAGTGGTATTTGCAAATGCTAGCTGATAAGATGAATCACCTGTACTTGCAGAGGTACCAGTCCAAGGGCTGTACGTCATCACACCAGCGTAATTGCCCGATCCATTGCCAGTTCCAGCACCAACAAAGTCAAAAACTACAGTTCTGGTATACGTATTTGGCAGGCGATTAGAAAGATCGCGAGGGCCATCATCGTACTGAATTCGAGTAGCGTTAGTTGCTAAAGTCGCAGTTGACGCCGAAGACGCCGAAGATGCGCTACCTGTAATATTAATACCCCAAGTACCACTTGCGCCTGAGCCGGTGAGCGATGGGCTGTAGCTGGTATAGTTTCCAGCATGAAGTGCGGTGTTGCCGCCAACACTGAGTGACCCACCAAACCAACCATTGCCGTTATTTAGGTCTACCCAAAAACGAGCATTGCTGGCGCCTACGAAACCAAGTCTGTTTGAATCCCCTGACCCGCCAAGAAGCCCGCCGCCAGTGGTTTCAAAATAAAGACCCCATGGAACATTTCCGGGTGTAATCCAAAAATTGTTTGCGTCTATTGCTTGAAAATACGCTTGGTTGTAAACACCCGCAGCGGAAAATCCACCATTACTAACAATATTTCCAGTAACAGTGCCGCCACTCAAAGGCAAAGCATAAGAGCTGTAGTTACCTGCGTGAAGTACTTGGTTGCCTCCAAACAAAGCATTGCTCGCAGTGAATACGCCAGAGTTGGAAATTGATGCCTTGTCACCAGACGAATCTGCGTGAAATACAAGGTTCCCGCCAACATCATGAGCAAGCCACCAGCCGTATGTTTGAGCGGTAGCTGATGTATTTTTAATCCAAATCTGATAGCGACCGTTTGACGTAGTTTGAATTGGGTAGCCGCTGCCAGCATT